TTTAAGTTGTTAATTTTAGCATCAATCCATTCTTCCATCTGATCGGCTGGAATATTGGCTGCGTTTATAAACCTTTTATCTCCACCCTCATAGCCATCTAAATCTTCTAAATGCCTTGCTTCATTCGGACTCATTATTCCGTTATTAATGGCAGATGTAAAGATTTCCATTCTTTCCTTTGCGCTTGCTCTTAGCAATGAATTAAAGTTGTGTTTGTAATACTGGTAAGCCTTTTCCTTTTCAGTTAATAGCTTTCTGTCATATTCTTGCTCGTATTGGGTTGCTCTTGGCAATAAAGTCTGTTTATGCAAGTTTATTGCATCTTGCTCCACAGTTGCTTTGCTTGAACTTGATTCTCTTACAACTAAACTTGGAGGAACATTAAACATTAAAGCAATGTCATGCTCGCTGGCGTTAATTGCATCTAAATAACCAGCCTCGTCAGGAGTAAGACTCATTGATTGAACATCCACGCCATTTGGCACAGTTACTGTGGTTTTTTCGTTGTTAAGCACCTTTTCAATGCTTTCTTGAACGGCTTTTGCTTGGTCAGCATTCCATCCCTCGCCACCTTTCAAAAAGTATTTCTTTGCTCCAGTTTTGAAAGTATTATCTAAAGCATTGTAAGCCCTCATGTTTAATTGCAACGCTTTTGCATGGGCTTTGATAGGATTAATGCCGTCAAAGTAATTATCCACGCACAAGCCTTTAAAATGCAGTATATCCAAATAATGTACTACTCTTGGCAAGCCGTTTAAAACATCATCAGCATTCATAGTGTAATAAAGTTCACCATTTGTAATCTTTTGCTCATAACTGGCCGTTATTGGTAGCAATTTGCTTGGCGTTCCGTTGGCATCCCTAAAAATATATGCTAAAGCATTGCCTTGATATGCTGCCATTACTGCCATATACTTGCGAAACTCATAACCAGTTTGGAATGGATTTGGATCGTTTATAACTGAATCAGGTATTTGTTGCCTTTTATCTCCAATCTTTTCGTATTTCTTTAATGACATTTGTGCGATGCCATCTCCAATGATTGTAAGGCATTTATTGACTGCGGTTATTCTTAAAGCCGTAGTATTGTTTACGCTTGCATCTCCACTATCAATACCCAAAGTATCCAAAAGCCATTTGGCTGGATCACGCAAATCAGTATTAATAACATTCCTCACTTGACTCTCCGGTTGAGTAGGAAATATTCTTTGCTTGTATTTCTGTATTAAGTTGATAAGGCAAAATTATTACACTTGCAAATGAAATAAGTGCAACATTGTTACCTTTTGATTTTAAGAACCTTTGTAAGTCAATAAAAACGCTAAAATATTAGGATATATTTTTTTGCTTTAAACTGCGCCTTATTGTTTGCCTAAAACTTTGGTAACTGGAATATTTACGTTCAAAATATTGAATTTGATATATTTCTTCAAGTGCCTCATAGCATTGCTCATAAGTTTTGTAATGCTTGCTTGCTTTGTAAAATACTTCTGCAAACCCTGACTTAGATGCCATTAGCCTTAAATCTCTTTCGTTTAATATTAATACGCTGGCGTAAATCATCAGTTAAATTCAATCGGTGCAAACCATTCATTGGGCTTATCATTTGCCTCGTGATGCAATTGCGCACCCTTTGCCATTACCTCTGCTACAACGCCATCAATTTTGTTTTTAGACTTTTCCTTGTTCGGTTTTTGATTGCCGTTGTGATCTATTTTAAGAATGGTATTGCTAAACATCCATCTTTGAATAGGATTATTGTTGTGCTGGTTCAAATGGTTTAAAATGTCTACTTCCAATGCTTTGCATGGTGCAGTTAAATGACCGATGCTTTGGTGCATAGGAATCAAAATGCCTTCCCCTAATTCGTCAAGTAAGCTACTTGCCAAGTCAGATGCGTTATATCTGTCATACGCCAAAATGCGCAAATCATAAATCTCGGCAAACTTTAAGATGTCGGCTTTTATTATTGCGTAATCTGTAACGTTCCCCTCTGTAATAGTTAAAAAGCCATCTTGCTGCCATTGTGAATACATCATTTGCTCACTTCCATTTCTGTTTTCCAATGCAATCTCAGGCAAATAGTATTTGTAGATGTTTTTAAAAGTGCCATCTTCTAATGGAAATTTAAGAACCAATGCAGTAAAATCTCGAACCGATGCTAAATCCAAACCACCATAACAAGGCAAGCCAGCCAACTGGTCAACATTGTAGGCTTCTTGCTCTTTCATGTATTCTTGATCACTTATCCAAACGGCCTCTGTATTGCAAGCAATGTTTAAATGCTTTGTTTTAAACTGAACGGCTTTTTGTGCATTGTTTTTTGCTAAGTCAATCTTATCACTTAAACTACTTGGATAAACGGACACCTTCCAGTTTGGGTTCGCTTTTATCCAGCTTCTTTCTTCTGTCCAATCATCCCCTTCATCAATAGTGTAAATCATCGCAAAAACCGAATCATCTTTTACGTTGCCACTTAATACATCTTCCAAATATTTGCGCCTTTTGCTGAATGGACTGGCTAAACCTCCAAAACCCTCTGTGCTTATCTTAAAAAGTATCGGCTGCATCCTTGCACCCATTCCAGTTTCAAGTACATCAACCAAATCATCATTTTTGTGAGCATGGTACTCATCTATAACTGCAAAGCTTGGGTTCATTCCATCTTGACTTTCTGGCCTCCATTCCAATGGTCGAAAAAAGCCATCAGCATAAACAATTCTATTATTGTTGACTGAGGAAAAAACATTGCTTTCTTTGTTTAGTATTTCATGACTTCTTACTTGGGCTGCTGCTGCATTAAATACATATTTTGCTTGATCCAGTTTTGTAGCTGCTGAGTAAATTTGTGGCGCACCTTCGCCATCTGCATAAAGCATAAAATTGCCAATTGCCCCAGCCAAAGTAGATTTTGCATTTTTGCGAGGAACGGCAATATCAACATACTTAAATCTTCTCCTTCCATTTGGCCTCAACCAACCAAACATATTTGCAATGATAAATATTTGCCAGGATTCAAGTTTAAACTTTTGGCCAGCCCATTCGCCCTCTGTAAAACTTAGATTCGAGATAAAATTTAATGGCTTTAATGCTGCCTCCTCACTAAAAGTAATATCATCCCTTTGCAAGTCATCCAAGTGCCTTTGTACTGCTTGCTTAATATAGATGCACGATGGTGTTTTGTCCGTTAAAACATCCTCGCAGTATTGATTTAGTATTTCGGTTAGTTTACTCAAGTTAAAAGTTGTGTTTATAGTTGTGCCTTTCTACCTCAATTTTTTGCGATGCAAATGCAGACATCCCATTTATATGAGAATCAGTTGGCACAAAATAATCCCATCTTTTTTTTGCCCTAATATAAAAGAAAAAAAACGCTGCCCTTTTGCCAGTATTCTTTTCAAAAATAATTGTTGCCGTATGATCACTTGTTGGTATTATTTCTTGAACTTTAAAAGTTTCATTGTTGAAATTGTTATCTCTGTTTTTGTTTGAATATCTCGCACAAACAACATCAGTAAATACTTTTAATTCTTTTGCTATGTTTTTATTCATTCTCCAAATCCATGTTGTAATAATGCACTTAATTGTTTCTTTTCTTTTGGTGCTGCTGCCACTTTTGTTCTTGCTGCTGGTGTCATACCAAACTCAACGCAAATCTTTAAAACGTTTTTTATTGCATCGTTTGCAATCTTTAAATATGGGTTTGTCAGAGGAGAACCATTTTTCCCTTTAGATACTAAACCCATTGAATTGACTTTTTTTATAGCATCTATATAAATAGAATAATCAATAGCTAATGCAACAACTGCCACATCATCCATTTCAGTCATTAAACCTTCTTTGCTAAACTTGTCTACAAAAAACTGAAACATCTTTCTTTGATCTTCTTGCAAAAATTCAGGTGCTTCAACATTAGATATAACAACTGGATTAAGTTCATTATCTAAAGTTCTTGACTTTTGTAAAGTGCCTTGTTGTTTTTTTGTTGCAGTTGGTTTTCTTGACCTACCCATTTATACCCTCGTATATTTTGCCGTTAATTTTTACCTTTAAAGAATCATCAAGTTTTAACATTCTGTCTATTATAACTTGGCAATATTTAGGGTCTAACTCCATACCATAGCATTTTCTATTTAGTTGATGTGCTGCCACCATAGTTGTTCCACTACCCGTAAATGGTTCATAAACATTAAATCCTTCTTTACTGAACTTTTCAATACCTTCAAATGGTAATGCGATAGGGAATGAAGCACCATGGCCCCATTTCATATTTTCTCCTTGTCGATTGCTTATTCTCCAAGTGTTCCAATAAGTGTCATTGTTCTGATTAGTATAATACTTATTACCTTTTGATAATAAAAAAACTAACTCGCACGTCCTACTTAATATACCCGTACTGCATATATTCATACCAACTCCCTTATCCCATATAATAGTCTCTTTAACCGTAAATGGGTTTAAATCTGAAAATATTATTTTGCCATAATCGTCTCGTGAATTTGCGTTGTACATAACATTCCATAAAACGGAAGTATTGTCGTTACAATTAATAGACACATTATTTAATATAGAAATACAAAAATTGAAATAATCTTCTTTGTTCCAATTATCTGACTTCTCTTGGTCATTATAAAAGTCTTTTGTCTTTCTTTTATTGTTTCCTTTATATCCACCCGTACCACTATTGCCGCCAGAATTATACGGTGGAGATGTGAAGACCATATCTATCATTTCGCCATTCATCAGCTTAGCCACTTGGTCTGAATCTGTACTATCTCCACAAAGCAATCTATGATCTCCAATCTCTATTAAATCCCCAAGCACCACATCAACTTGCATATTATCAGGTTCTGTGTAATCATCTTCTTCGGCTTCCAGTTCAACTTCTTCAAAAGGAAATCCATCCAAACCCCAATCTTCAAGTTTTTCAGCATCCCATTCATTAGCCAATATATCCCAATCCCATTCCCCAAAACCAACATTGTCTTTTATTATAAATTCCTTTTGCTGCTCTTTGCTTAAATCATTAGCTTTTATTATATGCACCTTTTCTAATCCAGCTTCTTGGCAAGCCTTTAATCTCATATTGCCACCAAGCACAACCATTTCATCATTAACGACAATCGGCCTTAGTTTTAACATCTGGGGAAATTCCTTTATGGAATTAACCAACTTCTCAAACTTTAAATCCTTGATTATTCTTGGATTCTCTTTGTTTGGAATTACTTTTTTTATGTCTACTTCAAAAATCATATTTATTTATTTTGCACGTGTGTGAAGTCGAT